TATATATCCAGAACCATCGTCAGTTGTCTTGACGGTTGTAAGACCTTTATATTCACCAAAAGATATAGTCCCACCTACATATCTAACCCACTCTTCAGAATTTGTTAACCGTGCTAAATTCCTCCCCCCAATCTCTAAATTATTCACCGCCTCCCATTCACTACTCACCGCATACCCTGTGTAGATAGTTTGTGCGGGATTCTTGTAAACAACTTTAACCCTCGACCAGATATATTGCCCTTGAATCCATGCAGGTTGCGTTGTACTCCATCCTGTTGTAGGTTGCACAGTTTTTGAAGCGGAAATAGCGTATTCCTCCGTTACGCTGTCAATCCCTTGTCCAACCGCTCCAGTATCACCTTTTTTAGGTGTGATATTTGCAGGAGTGGAATAGGTCGGGTTTCCGCTTGAATAGGTTGTTTTTGTACGAGTCCAAAGCTGTTCACCCTCTGCCAATGTCGGCGCGGTTGTATCCCATCCCGTCGTTGGTGCTGTAGTCGGGCTTGTGTTCTTTGCAAACTCAACATCAACACCGGTTATCGAAACACCATCAGCACCCGCCTTGCTTTTACTTATCGTAAGAACCTTGTCGATTGTTACACCGCCGTAAACGGCACGAAGCACTACCGTTGCGTTATCTGCACTCATGGCAGAAACTGAATACGCCCCCGCGGATGTTATCGCTGCGGCACACCCCGTTTCACTCACTTTTGAGAATGTGATTCCAGAAGTTACTTTCGTTACTCCGTTGTACACCCAGAATTCTCCGCTTGCGGGAGCAAAGGATGAAACGGCACCTGCGCTGTTCGCATGAAGCGTAACGCTTTCGTTCGTAAGAAGCCCTACAATTGCATTCTGCCCTGTGGCTCCCGTAGCTCCATCCGCAACCCTGTAAATGGTTACCTTGTCCGTCAGCGAACCGAGCGTTGCAACCACTTCTACTCTTTTAAAAGTTGCAAGCCATTGTGCGTTTGTCAACGTTCTTGTATTGCCTGATCCGCCTAATGTGATTGCAGTTAAAGCTGTTCCAGCATCGTTGTACGGAGTTGCAACAAATGTGGCTGTTCCTGATACGTTTTGCAGTTTAGCCTCAATCGATATTGTTTGTCCAGCTTACACTTCATCACCTGTGCGGAAGCACTTAGGTATAATAGCGGTGCGCTTGCTCCCGTGTCGCCCTTTTGTCCAGTCCGTGACTTCGCAAAAGACTGTGTTTTCGTAAGAGAAAAAGAAGCTCCGTCGGCTGTTTTTCCTGCGATTGTAAAGGTAATAGTTGCGTTATCCGCAGTCATATTTGAAGCGTTCGCAAAAACGCATGTCAGACCGCTTTCGCTCTTCGCTCCTGCCGTTATACCCGTTGCCAAAGCGGTTACGTTGAACTTCCCGTTTGCCGTTCCTGTGCCGTCATAATCCAGTTCTGTTGCACCCTCGAAAACTCGTATAATAATACCCGATCCTGAATAGTCAGAAACAACACCCTCCGGAGATGCCGGTAAAACATCCGCTTCGTTGCTTAACACCACATTAATAGCATTAACTCCAGATGCCCCTTTAAACACAACGGGAATTGTCATTGTATCGAGTAGCGTTGTTTTTGAAGCGGTATCGTAAAGTCTGACTGTGTAGCTTGTTTTGCCATCTGTATTAGTAGGTGCAATCGTTACAGGGCTTGCGCTCGCTGTACCGGCTTCCGTACCTCCATTTGGGGTTACAGTTATAAAACCGCCGTTTGTAATGTTTGTTCCTTGATGCAATTCGCCCTTAACAACTACGGTTGAATGTGCTCCGCTTGTTGAAGCGTTGATAGCATCTTTGTAAATGACAGGTGAACTAAGATTGATAGACCAAAATGTTGCTTTTACGACTGCTGCGTCGATGGCAGCTTGAACGTCTTCGGGTGCAGGTGTCCAGTCGGTGGGTTTAGTGCCACGTTCTATTTTCAACCAATATATTGTGCTTGGATTTGAGCTAAGCTCTGAATGGATAGAAACTAAATTTGCATTAACCTCTCCTCCTTTAAAAGTAAATGTGTGACTTTTAATTACAACTTCATCAGGAGAAATATCATTTAGGTGTAACCCACTATCGGTTATATTAGAATTGAGCCAAAGTTTAAATCTAGCGCCTTCTCCTTTTTTTGCTTTAAATGTTGCAGTATAGGTTTTTCCATATTCCAAAGGTGCTGATAAATAATATTGCTTCAACATACCCGTGCCTGTCGCTTCTTCGCCACTACCTTTCACCAAATTCCTCCCCCCAATCTCCAGATTGTTCACCGCCGTATCATCCGTGTACCTCACTTTCTTAACCCAGTGCGCCTGAACAAACGCCGTACTGTCTTGTGTGGCTGTTAAGATTTCACCACTTTTATAGGCTGTTCCGTTAACTGTTTGATCGGCATTAAGCACCCACATATCACCGAGCTTGTAATTTGTCGGCTGGATTAAATAGGTAGAGCTCTTGCCGTCAGCTGTACTCTGCGCTAACGCCGCTTTTTGAAGTGCTAAAACAGCATCGGAATCCGCAATTTGTGTCCATGAGTACACCCCCGCATTTACGACGAAACGCCAACTTTTTCCTGCATCGGTTGCGGGAGCTTGTTGTGTGTTGGTAAAAGTGTCGCCTATATGTCTGTCCTTGATGGCATTTGTAGTCCAGTCAGAAGCGGGGTAATTCGCCAAAGTTGGAGAATACGGATAGAACCAGTTAGAAACCTCACCGTCTATTTGAGCCTGCAATTTACCCACTTCGGTGTTGATTAGACCAACGTTTGCCGCAGCATCATCTATAGCCTGTTGTGCTGCCAAAGCCGCAGCATTTGCCGCCCCCTGTGCGTCTTGAATATCTTGAGACGTGCCGTCAGCCCATTCAGCCAGACTTGTCTCACCGCCACCAGTTGAAGCAAATCTTATCTCTCCGCCTATAACCCCATTGAGCAGGTCGAAGTATGTAAGACCGTCGCTTGAGACAATCTTGTCCGTTGTTATCCTGCCGGGAAGAATCTCTGTAAATCCGTACAATGAAACAAAAGACCTCCCCCCGTCGCTATTCTCGCTGTTCAGTATTCCCGTGAGAAAATAGTAATAGTTGGCATCGTCATACATCCCTATAGGAACATCAGATAGAAGAAACACCGCCCCGCTTGTCGTCCGTGAGCATTTGGCGTACAGATAATACGGTTTTTCGGCAACAAGAGTATTGTTTGAATATGAGGCTATGTCCCAAAATTTGTATGCACTTACGGGATGATTTGATGAAATCTCCGTTATGCCAAGCGTCATGTGTTGGATTATTCCTGAAGTAGTGGTAAAACTCTTCAAAACATCGTCCCAGTTGAATGCGTGAGATACTGCTACAGGTGTGGTCTTGCTGCTTACGAACCTGAACTGAAGGCTTTCGTTTCCAACAAGAAGCTGCATCGTTTGTACCGTGATGGGATTTATTCCCGTGGAGAACCCGTCGATCGCAGCACCAAGAAGTGTTATCGTTTCCTGTATCTCTTTCCACTGCCTGTCGCTGTACTGTTGCAACTTGACAATTTTTTTACCTGTGTCCTGTACGCTGTTGTCGGTCTTTTGAATCTCGTTGGTCAGCCTTGCAATAGCACTTCCCTGAACGGAGACCTTGTCCGTTACCACAAAAGAGTACTTCGGAAGCAAACCCCCGTATTGTATTGTTATATTATTGATGTGCAGTTCCTGCGCTCCGTCGGTAACTTTTGTGTTGTTAACTGTCAGCTTGTTTCCGGATTTCAGCTTCTCCCTGATGGTCTTTCCGTCGGATTCAGGGGCAATGTTCTCCTCGAAGAAAGTGTCCGTAGGCTCTATGGCGTATGTTGGTTTTTCTACTTTCTTTACAAGCAACTGTTCGTTCAGCCAATTCTGCACCCTTAGTTCAGCCAGCTCAACATAAGTCTGTGGCATGATAATGTCGTAGATGACAAAACTATCCCCTGCCATCGCTTTGATTACCGAGTTTGGAAGCATCCTACCCGTAGCGGTGAAATCTTCGCTCGAATTGATCAAGGTTATCTTGTACTTACTTGAAACACCACCGTATGATTTTGATGTGTCAACAACAACGTTTCTAACACCGTTTGTAGCGAGTATCACAAACTCGTATCCGGCAAGCATGCCCGATGTAAAGGAAATCTTCGCATCCTGTGTAGCGGTGTACTGGTTGTCAGCAAGGTCAAATCCTATGTCTTTCACCCAGATGTCAAAAGTAGGACTGTAGCCAGCATCGTCTGGCGTGTTTGCCGTCGGAACGGACGCAGCGATAATCTGGTCTATCCTGCCAAGACCCGTAGCCTCTACTCCCGCTATTGACGGGTATATTTCCTCGTTGGGCTCTAAAGCATCCTCCTTGACACCATCGGCAGCGACAAGTGCTGCATCCTCCACGTAGTCGATATAAGGTAAAGTGCCAGCGATAACACTATCCCTGAACACTTTCGGCATGATGTTCTTGATGTTGACATCTCCGCTGATCGGATTCGGGTCAACTGGAAAATCGGAGTACCTATTCGTGAAGTAGTTGATGGGAACGTTCCTTGAACCGCCAACACCGATAAGTCTATTTATTGTGGGTTCAGATTGTGCCGTGCGGGTTATCTTTACCAGGCCTCCGCTATACCCGTAATCAAAAACGTGTTGTATTACGTCAGGGGTATAGCCAATATTTATGGTGTTCCCGGTTATGTTCCATCTTAGTCCGTAGTACTCGAATGTCTTTAACAGCAAGTCCCAAATGAACATATTATTTACCGATACCATTACGGATTCCGATGTCGTGCTTCCGAGATTGATAGTCCACTTGTTCCCGAAGTAGTATTTCAGGTTGTTTTCCAGAAGCTGCTTGAACTGGTTGATGTCGGCATAGAGAGAAAATGACGTTCCCTGCGAAATGAATGTGTCAACACCCACCGTGGCAAGGTTGCGTATCTTTCTTTTTTGTAGTTCCGCTTCCTGTCCGTTGAAAATAAGATTATACTTGTAGTTGATGGAGTCTATTCCCTTTTCGGCGGTTGGCTTCGAGTTTACTATGTCGTACCTCTCCCCCTCGTATTCCACATACGCCCCTACAAAACTTGGAACGGTGGCATTATCAGATGGGTGGGTAACAGTCAAACTGATGCCTCTTAGCCCCATCTGCGGGTCAACAAATGTGTATTCGTTTACCTGCCACTTTACTACTCCGTTTATTTTCACCTCAATCATACGCTGCGCCTAATTGAAGCAAATTTAACATTTATTGATGTTTAAACCTATTGTTTAGGCTTCGTATTCCACGACATTGTGAACCAATCACCACGAGTGGATGTAAAACCGTTTTTATTGTAGCAAATATTTACTATTTTTGTGACGCTCATTTGTTGTTTTCATATATTTTTGTTTTCCGCCTCGCCCTGACATACTCCAACGATTAAAATACGTTGGGTTCTGAACAACGCTTAGTCTAATGACTTACGTTAGCGTTCAAGGTTGATGCCCTCAACCCGAAATCTTTAATATTTAAAGCAGCGTTTATATCTCGGTCTAATTTATGACCATTACTACAAACCCACTCCCTGTCTTTCAATGTTAAATTTCTGTTTCTATCTCCGCAAATGTTACATATTTGAGAGCTTGGTTCAAATCTTCCAATAACCCTCAAATCCTTAACTTTGTATTCAAGAAATTGACGAAACATTCCCCATCCACAATCTGAAATAGCAAGTGCGAGTTTTCTATTTTTAATCATACCTGCTACATTCAAATCTTCAATACAAACAGTTTCGTATTGTGTTGCCAAACTCGTTGTTACTTTGTGTAGCAAATCTTTCCTTTGGTTTGCTATTTTCTCGTGGAGTTTGGCAACTTTTAAACGTTGCTTCTGATAGTTGTTGGATTGCCCCTTTGCTCCTTTTTTGAATTTTCTTTGTAGAGAGCGTTGCTCCACTCTTAACTTTTTCAAGTTTTGTTTAAGATATTTTTGGTTTTCAAATATCTCTCCGTCACTTGTTATTGCTAAGTGTTTAATTCCCAAATCTACGCCTACCGAACCTTTACCATGTTTTTGTTTTTCATTAGTTTCGAAAGTTATTGAAACAAAATATCTACCTGTTGGTGTTTTAGATACTGTTGCGAATTTAATCTCTCCTTTAATAGATTTATCTTTATAATATTTTACCCATCCGATTTTGGGTACAAAAAATTTATAAGTTTCAAAATCTACTTTAACTGCCTGTGGTATTCTGAAAGAGTTTTTGTTATGTTTAGATTTGAACTTTGGAAAACCTTTTTTTGCTTTAAAAAAGTTTGTGAAAGCATTATCAAGGTTAGAAATTGACTGCTGAAGCTGTTGTGAACCTGATAAGTTTAACCAAACATACTCTTCTTTTTTCTTTAACTGTGTCAATTCTTTCATTAAATCAAAGCAAAACAATTTTTTGTCCTCTTCTTGATATGCTTTAATCTTTTTATCCAAAGCCCAATTGTATACAAATCTACAGTTACCAAAAATTTGATTCAATTTTTGAACTTGACTTTTGGTTGGTTTTAATTCGTATTTAATTGACCTTATCATATCTTACACAAACAGTACAAATATATAACAATTATTTTAAATATCCAAATATATTAATTTTATTTTTAATAAAAATTCATCCAACGGTTAAAACACGTTGGCTTTATTTTTTCATTTCGTAATGCGATGCAGCAAACGTAATCATTTTAAATTAATAAAACAAATAAATCGGGATTATTTTTCAACCATTTTTTTTAATTATAAATCCAGTTTTTTGTCTGGATACGCTGTAATGTAGTGTAGTAAACGGTTTCAGAGTTTTTCTGGTATCAAGAATATTTTATTCTGGTAAAAAATTATTTTCTAAAAATAAAAATAATTCGGTTAACTGATTATTTTTCAGATTGTTGCGAGCAAAAAGATATACCAATTATTATTTTATTTTATTTCATAAAACTATATAGAGAAAGCCCTATTGTATATATATAGTTATATATAATATTTTAATAATAATAATAATATATATAGTAATATAGTGATTATTAAGTAGTTACGATTGTTTTTTAACTATTATTTTATTTTATACTTTATAATTAACTTTATACATTTCCCCGTTTAATTCCATGAAGTAACACT